CCAGAGATCAAAAGCTCCTGCGTGGCCTGGTACTCGGCATTCGCAATCTCCCAATGGTCAGGAATGAAACCATAGGTGTACGGGTCGGCCTTCTCCAATAGGACAAGCTGGGTGCGCTTCTGCTTCAGCTCGAGAGCACGAGGGTGCTGCGCGTCAACCTTGGGGATGACAGGGTGCAAAGGCTGCTCGTTCCACCAGGTGTCGTTACAGGCGTCGGAGCAGAAGCGCTTCTGGGTGCGGCCGACGCGGACCTTGATGATCTCGAAAGGCTTCGAGCAGGTGAGGCAGAGGGGTTGGCTCATTTGCTATATTTTTTCGTTTCTGGAACCCGTCGACTTTCGTCGCTCCGGCCGGTTGCCGGACCCCCTCCCCCGGGGTGGCCCGGGGCTGCCTGGTGCTGCCTGGGCACCGCGGGGAGGGATGGGGGGTAGGACATTGGGCTGTCGCAGGTGCCTCGACACGCATTCCGACCAATGTTTACGCGGGTTTGCTGGGTGTCGTCGTTCCCAAGTGAATATAATACGTATTGTGCACGATTGCGCTGAAACAGGCCTGTTTTCGATGTTTTCGGAAGGCGGCTCCGGGTGGGGTCGGACATTTAGCGGTAAAGCGGTCAGGCCCCATCCGGGATCTGCTCGTCGTTCACCGGGGTCACGTCCCGCTCTTTCAAGTCCTTCATCAAGTCTCGGTGGTTCACGGAGGCGGTCATGGCGAGGTGGATGCTGGTGGGCTGGCCTTTTATCGTGGCCAGCTTGTCTGTTAGCACCGCCACCGCTACGGGCAAGCTACGGTCATCAATAAAAGCCATAGATTCCTCGGCAAGACGCCTAGTGCCTTTCCACAAAGCAACCTCCAAGAACCCTGTCACATCCTTTCGCCAGTCTTCCTCGTTCTCCGGGTAATCGGATGGAACCTTGACCCCGCGGATGTATTTGAAGGTGGTGTGGGAGGACAGCCCTGTCTCCGCGGCAATCTTCTCAAGCGGCTTATTTAGAATGATACACTCGACGATCTTGTCGGCTTTCTCCTGATCCAGCTTTGAATTGCAATGTTGATTGGAAGGTGGCTTGACGTAGCCAACCTCTTCTGCGGCTTTCCTGACCTTATCCTTGAACTCTTTGGACAGCTTTGGGTCATCACGTAACGCCCAGGTCACTCGGTTACGATCTGTTCCTGCCTTGGCGGCCACATCATTCAGGGATGCTCTGGTCTTCTTACCCGGCATAACCCTTGAACCCGTAGGGGTATTCGCCCCAATGGTTGAGTTGTTTGGTTGGCTTGTAGGCGTAGTGGGGGACGTCGCACAGGGACAGCCTGAGGGATGCAGCGTAGTCCTCGGAGAGGTATTCGGGCTGCCCTGGGAGGGTCTCGAAGGCGAATGGCATCCAGAGGGTGGGAAACTCCGGGACCGCCACGTCCTTGCACCAGTCGATTTTATAGGGGGGCTGCACTCCTGACCCTCCCAGCTTGGAAAGTGCGCCTATAAGCGATCCTCGAGCGATTGCGAGGCATCCGCTTGCGAACATCCGAATCGGCACCAGCTCCGCTGCGCATTCGGCATTGGCAAGCTGGTGTTTCAGGGCTTGGAGGTGCTCGGCTAAAGGGCGGAGGGCTGGGCGTGCTGGGAGCGACCGGCAGGAGTAGGGGATGCAGACGGTTGCCTGGTGCTGGTGGGCGAGCTCCGCGATGCGGATGATGTCTGCGGGATCGAACTCGATGTCGTGGTCGATCTGGACCCAGACGTCCTTGCCGGAGTCGAGGAACCACTTGGTGGCCCTGCAGCGGGAGCGGCTGATGAGGGCGTCCTCGCGGATGGCCCGTAGGTCGGTCTGGCGGTCTGACCTGGCGAAGTGGGCCGCTAGGCCGATCCAGGACATCAGGCAGGCGGCTGACACTCCGCCGTAGGCGTACATGGAGACGTGCATAGACGGCCTAGTGCCTGCCTTGGTCTCTGGCTGCGGCTTGGTCGGTGGTGCTGCTGCGTATAGGAATGGATCATCCATCGGAGGGGAGGGTAGGGGTTTGGGTGGTGGTCGGGCAATGGGATTGGCGTTCTGCTGCGAGGTGGGCCTCGTGACCTTTGCTGATGAGGTAGACCACGCTGCCGCGGGGGACCTTGCAGATCCTGCCTATGGTCTCGAGGGCGAGGCCTTGGTCCCTGAGCTGGTAGGCTTTGAGACAGAGCTCCGGGGTGTACTTCTGGGTTTCAACCTCTTCGACCGGGTGGAGCATGGGGTCCGGCCTGCCGTCTGGCAGGAACTTCTGGCCTTCCGGGTAGGACATCCAGCCTGCCTTGACGGCCTTGGCTATCAGTCCCTGTGCTTCGGCCAATAGCTTGGCCCGTTGTATTTCGTATGGCTGCCTCATGTTCAGAAGTCTGGGGTTGGATCTGAGAAACGGCAGTACTGGCCTTCGTAGTGTAGTTTGACGAGGCCACACTCGCCGTCTCTTTGTTTTGCGATGATGATGGAAGCCTCTCCGCTGGCTTCCTTCCTGTCACGGTCCAACAGCATGACCAGGTCGGCGTCTCTCTCGATCTGCCCGGAGTCTGCTAGGTCGGTGAGTCGGGGCTGACGGCCTTTGTCCTTCTCGTTCTCGCGGTTCAATTGGGCCAAGCAGAGCATGGCCACTCCTGTCTGGACTGCGATGTCCTTGAGCTTGCCGGAGACCTCGGCGATCTCGTAGGTACGTTTTTCCGAGCGGTCGGCTGCCTTCACCTTCTGCAGGTAGTCGACGATCACCAGTCGTACCTGGTGCTTCCTGACGGCACGCCTGACATTGGCTGTGATGCTGGCGATGCTGTGGCTACTGGAGCCGTCGAGGAAGTAGAGCGGGCTGCCGCTGATCTTGCCCGAGGCTGCCATCATCGACCTCATGTCTCCCTCGGAGAGGTTGCCGCTCTTGAGGCTCTGCATCGAGACGCTGCCTATGGTGGCCACCGTTCGCCGGAAGATGGCCTCCTTCGACATCTCCAGGCTTACGAACAGGGTGGGGACCTTGTCCTGGACGGCTGCCTTGTGCGCGATGGCGATGGCGATGGCTGTCTTCCCGATGCTGGGGCGGGCTGCCATGATGGCCATCTCCCGGAGCTGCAGACCGTCGGTCTTGTGGTCCAGCCAATGGAAGCCGGTGGCGATGCCCGAAAGACTGCCCTTCCGGTTAAACCTGTCCTGCATCTGGTCGATGAAGCTGCCTGCGACCTGCCTCGAGGTTGAGAGGGTCTCACGGGAGACCTCAATGGCGAGCCCTGCTTCGGCATTGGAGACGATTTGATCCGGCTGGAGGGTCAGGACAGCGGACTCCCGTATCAGACGCTCCCCAGCGTCTCTGAGCTGGCGACGATGGGTGGCCTCGGTGATGCCTTTGATGAAGTACGGCAGGTTCGCGGGCGATGGGCAGGCCTCCATGGCCTGATTCCAGGCATCGAAGGGGATCGGAAGTTGGCCGTAGGCCTTCTTCCATTCCTTCCCGAGGTCTGCGAGCGCAGGCTGCTTGTTGGCTTGGACCAGGCTGCGGATGCAGTCGAAGGTCAGCCGGAGGCTGTCCTGGGTGATCCAGTCGCTGCGGATCTCGGATAGGGCATCCGAACAAGTGTCGATGGAGCCGGTGAGGCAGGCGCCTATCATCCCCAACTCGTCTTCCTTCGGGAAGTAGACGTCGCTCACACCGAATCCCTCCAGTCCAGTTCCTTCTTGGCCTGAGGCTTCTGTTCTCCGGTGGACAACCCGGCCGGGCGGTAGATTCCCTTCCAGCCCGAGGCAATCGAGTGTTCCACGATCGATGGGAACTCCGAAGGAGTGAACTCCCGGGCCCACTTGGTCATGGCTGCAGTCAGCCCGGTCTTCTTGTAGGCCTCACGCTTCTCCGACTTGTACCGTAGCCACAGCCGGACTGCCTCAAGGCAGTTCTGAGTGCGCAAGGCTTCCGGGAGCTCTACTCCATGGGCAACCTCCCACTCGGACTTCGGTGTCTTAGTATCTTTATTAGGAGATGGAGACGGAAAGCATGATTCTGGTATCGGGCTGGCATCGTCCTTAGTATCCTCTGGCATATGCGTTGGCATTGCGTTGGCATCTTTCTGCCACCTTAGATTGGCGTTATCTCTTTGTTTTTCGCTTCTTTCCTTTTGCTTGGTGCGTTCCTTCTCAAGACGCCTGTTCCTGTAGTTTCCATCCTCGCCGACCTCGAACTTGCTTTGGCATATGCCTTGGCAATGCGTTGGCATACCGAGGCACATCCTCTGAATGTCGAGCTCGGTTACAAAGCCTTTCGACCATTGGAGGCACAGCAGCGAGATGTAGGCGCCTCGCTCCTCGTTGGTCATGGTCATGGTGCCTGCCAGGAAGTCGTCAGCGTAGAACTGGAAAGCTGGCGCCCGGTTTTTTTGCTTGGTCTCTTTCATGTCTCAAACAGAAAACCCCGTCACACACCGCGGTAGGAGATCGCGGAGAAACAACGCGACGTGCACGGTATGGACGGGGTCAAATTGATTGAACATGGTTTCTCGGATGGCTTCGACGCTCACCTCCTACAGCTCGCGTCGACGTGCTGTTCCCTAGCTGCCAGCCTTCTTACTGTCGAGCGCTTCCTGGCGGTCGTACTGCAGCGCCTCCAGCAGGGCCAGGCTGTGCTGCTCCTCGGTGGGCTCATCCGAGCCGCAGAGGATGCCCAGGCGCTCCTGGTAGCGGTAGGCGGCCTCGGGCGACAGGTTGTCCGGCGGGGTGGGCATCAGTAGCTGTTGATCAGGATGTCGGCCACCTGCTGGGTGAGTTGGACGTCGCGCAGGCAGTAGTTGATGGCTGCCTGGCGGTCGGTCTGCCAGAGCTCATGGAAGTGGGCGCCGTTGCCGGCCTTCTCTCCAAGGCCTAGGTGCCGGGCGATTGCTGCCAGGCTGCCGTGCGCCCTCGAGTCCCCGAGCTGCCAGACTTCGCGCAGGTCGACGATGCCATCGTGCCAGTACCGGCCGTTGCGCAGCCAGTAGGGCGGGACGATGCGATGCTTCCATGACCGCTTGAATAGGAACGGCAGGTCGAATGGCTTGATGTTGAACCCGACCATTCGCGGGTAGCGGCTGTCGTTGGTCGG